GCCCCCGAACCGGTGTCCCTACTAGCCATTACAGCGAGTAGGGCCCGGAATCTAATACTCAACCTTCAGAGTATTAGGGACCCACAGTGATGTGGATCCACCGTGACCTTTTATCTTCACGGTCGCTCTCGTCTTACGACGAAAGGTAAACGCTACAACGTAGTTCAATGGAATCGAACCACGAAGGAGCGCATACATATCGACAGAATCACGTCGATACCCCCCATTCCTAAATCGTATATCTACGATAGGAGAATGGATGAGTTCCTTCCATACCCAATGCTGCTTCATTTTACTGAATCGGCAATGAGCAGAGGAAAGAAACTCATAATCAACACTATCAATACCAGAATCGGCGTTTCCAACAAAGGGACGCAAAAACTGGAATTGAGCAGGTATTCGATCAAAAATCATCGATCGGATACCACAAAAGAACAGAGACGTTCTGCTGTTCCTATTAGTGAGATTGAGGACCTTGAACAGACTCTCGATTGAATCAAGAGCGTGGTCAAGGGTGTATGGACGAACGTCTTCACCTCCGAACCAGTCAGCCCCACAAGACTCGCGGAAAGGCCCTGATAAACAGGTCTTTCCGCTGTTTGCCTTGAAGCCCATCACCTGCAGTAGGCGAAGGACTCCAAGTGCGTGTTTCTTGCGAACGATTATGTCATCACCGTACACGGAGAAATCCGTGCCGGCAACGCCACAACCGCAAGCAGAACAACATGCAGCAAACAGAAGAGTCTCAAGGGGAAAACAGAAGCCATTTCCCATAGAGCAAAACTTGTGATAAGCGTAAAGCTTATTTTCAAGCATATAGCTTTTAGACCGCGTGTCATTCAATAAATCGAACCACGCGGGCGGGAGAAGAGAGCGGCAGAGTTCTATAGATATCGAGTCAGATGCTGAACTCAAGTCTATGGTAACAAAACCGTCCTCTGAATCATCGGATGACCCGGACCGGGCCATCTCTTGATTCTTGCTTTGGTCACGCAAGTCGATACCGATACGTGTTAGCTTACTACGCATAACATGGTCGATACCGGCTTGAACGAAACCATTTAGCAATGGCTCGACGGCGATCGCACGATGTGTGCGGGCCGTCTTCGGAACGAAAGATATTTTATTATATTCAAGGAGTTGTCTACGTGATACAAACGCTTGTAAAAAGGCGTCCGTGTCATAGCAAGACACCGTGCTACGAGAAGGTAAAAGTAAATCTACCAACTGGTAGTTACGTGCTAATGCTAATGTAGCTAACCTCGAAGCGCCAGAGCTCACAGTCCATTTCTTAGCAAACAACTTAGCTGCTAAGTGTGTGGCACTGCCGTGAACTCCGATTGAAGCGCCCGCACCAAAGTCGCAATGATCGAGTACAGCCTTGATGTCAGGTTCCAACCCGATAACATATCGGATAAAGTTCCTAGCATCGTTAAGCTGATACTCAAAGGGACTACGATAACCATCGTAGAGTTTAATCTTTCTATTCATGAGCATACATTTACGCTCACTTTTTAGAAAGGTAGCTATTGCCTTGGCCTTCGGATCGGTTTTTACGATCTTCGGGTCCCAAGGAAATTTCCTTATCAAAGCGGCAAACTGATTCGCCACAAAATGCATAGTGGCGTCGGCATACTGCTGTTCCGACAATGAATCAGCATAGTCGAGAGCTAAATCAAACCTACCGGAGCGAAAGAAACCTCCGAGGGGCTTGACCAACTCAAGATCATGGGTGCGAAATAATTCGTGCATTACTGTTTCATATAACTTGAAACAGTGTTCACGAAGCGCATCATTCGAACTACGATAAACGCGCGACTGTTTGGGATTCATCACGAGTCTCCAATAGTTCGTTATTTAGTTGAAGTCCGTCTAAAGTTACCAGAACAATATTATTGCTCTTAAGTAACTGAAGAACGAACAATTTACGCGTGAGGCTATCGATCATCCCCTGCAGACGCCGTGTACTCCTCTTAGCCAATTGGCGAAAGAAGACGGCATCACTAAAGTAGTGCTTGTGAAGCACACTCCGGTGATTTCCGCTTTCGAACGACCAAATGGTGAGAAGGACATCATAGTGCTGCATGAGATGTTTACGATTTGCATTCATATGTAAATCTCCAATTTAAGTAACGAAAAGTTAAATGAGGAATCACTCCTCAAGAAACGTTGAACGATCACACAAACCGGGAAATGAAAAGACTACTTCATCGACCGATAAGTGCGTTTGAATAGCCAGGCGGCACCAGCAATCAACAAGATTGCGGGTACCACCATCGTTACGACAGTTTTCACCATCGTAACGAGACTGGCTAACAAGACGGTCCAAAAGATCACGAGTATGAGTTCCAATTAGAAACTCACCTTTTGTGTCTTAACGATCGTCTTCATATCGGCGCCCGAAACAAGAGCCCCGACATCGTTCAACAGCGCGTCAACGTCGGCAGAAGCAAAACCAACAGGAACGGCCACATTGACTTCAATGATCGCATCACCCGTGAGGGTAAGCGCATTGGTCAACGTAAGCGTCCGAGTCAGTTTTACACTGGCGCGGCCTAGACCGGAAAAGGTCGCGGACGGCTTGGGAGCCGTACGCAAGACCTTAAAGTCGTCTTTTACGGTGACCGTTTTTGCGGCACCGATATAGCCGACCTGATCCTTTTGGAAAGAATCTGCGGTGTAGACTTTGGTGTTGAAGGTTATAGACATAGGGAATTACTTCCTTATCAAGTTGTTTAATGGACCTAACGGAATGTTAGGCATGTATCGGGCTAACGCCCGAATATTTTAGCTGTCCTTAAAGCCAGAAGGCTAAAAGCGTCTGCAAGTCGGATCTGATTATCTAAGCGAAAGTCGCTTTTGACAATCAAACTCGGCTGTAGACCGACAGAGCGGGTCTTCGAGTGTACCACGGCAGAACAACTGCCAGTGATTCCTCGGGAGAGGTTGTATTGAGATGGGTTTGTCGCTGTTGAACTAACAGCGGTGTAAACCGTCTCCGTACGCCTCTCTACTGTAGTACAAGACCCTAACTGTTGTAAACCTGCAACAGGCACGATAGCGCGGAGATAATCTCCAACGTTAACGAACCAATCGACGACGAACGAATAGGGAACAAGTTCCCAAGGGACAGTAAGAAGCCCCTTCAATGTGAATCCCACGTTGTTAGCGAGGGACATATTGCATCGATCGAGACTCATAGCTCGCACCGTAACGTAATCCGTTGTTTTAACGGATATAATCACGGTGCACTGGCCATGAATCTTTGTGACAAAGTCATCGCGAGTAAAGACAAATTCGTCTTTTGCTCGAGTTGTCAACGTCTTATCGCCGATAGCCTGTTGCAATCCTTCTAGAATGCCGACAACATCGCTAACTAACGGTTTTAGACCGTAGCGAGTAGCTAAATATACTTCAGCCGCCGCAAGGGATCGAATCTTACCTTTTGAATGTCCGTGTTTAGTGGACATCTTTTGAATAAGTTTCGACTTTTTCTTATCTGCTTTGGTAAGCAGACGATTAAAAGCCCCCATAGGATGAAGAAGCATGCTTAGGGCCTGTTTGTACTGGGCGACGCTTTCAAATAAATTGGAAGCATTCTCGCCCCGGTTTGACAGGCATCGGGTGGAAGTCTGTTTGATTGACGTACTGAGGTCTGATGAAGACACCAGTCCGACAATTGGGATAAGACCAACTATGTAGTCTGTCACTAAAGACGGCAGTAAATGCCCATCATACTTACCCTCGGAATACCACAGAGGGTTAGTACAACTGGGGTTCACTGCAACTGCATAGTGTCCTTGTCCCCCGCCTATATTACTCTCCCGTTTATACTTATCCATTGGGCTAAAGAAGAATTCCCCCTTAGCAGAACGTTTAGCATAACCAGGTGTAACCGTATCAGTCATGGTCTCAACGACCCCCTGTAGAGGACTAGCATACACTGATCCAACAAGCGTCCAATCAATTTGGGCGCAAGTGTTGTGTCTTTGCAATGCTTGATTCGACGGGGCCGGGGTGAAAACCCCCCGAGATCTGGTACGAGCGGTCATAGGATCTCCTATTCTAGATCGTTTGTGGTAGTTTAAACCACAGAAAGGCAAATACATGATGCACGACCTATGCCGACAACGCTGTATCGGTCACATAATCGAACATCTAGTACTTGGATTCCTCGAGTCCAAACGGGCTCGAG